AAGTACAGAAAGCAATTTCTACTCTCGTCCAGAGCGAGATACAGGAAGCCCAGTCGATCGGCATGGAGCTTGGGCCGCAGCAGATCAGGGAGCGGTTGTGGGGCCTCATGGCAAAGGCCCGCACCGCTGCCAAGAAGGCGGGCGAACAGAAGGCGAATCTTGCCGAGGACAAGATCGACGAACTGCTGACCGAGGGAAATTTCTATGGCGCGCTCGCCGATGTCATTACCGACATCCCGTTATTCCCCTACGCCTGTCTCAAGGGGCCGACCGTCCGCATGGTCTTCGAGGTTGATTGGTCAACCGGTCGACCGGTCATGCGGCGCAAACCGAAGCTCTGGTGGGAGCGCATCTCGCCGTTCGATATCTACTGGACACCGGGGGCGGCTGATATCGAGGATGCGTCTATCATCGAGCGCACACGGCTTACCCGCACCGACCTTAACGATCTCCTTGACGTCGAAGGTTACGATACCGCTGCTATTCGCCAAGTTCTCGACAACTACGGTCGCGGCGGCCTTTCGATGGACTGGGACATGGCTGAAGCGCCACGGGCGCAGCTAGAGAGCCGCGAAGACCCGTGGTTCAACCAGTCGCATATGATCTCCTGCCTGCAGTTCACCGGCAACGTGCAAGGCCGCATGCTGCTCGATTACGGCTTCACTGACGAGGACATCCCCGATCCGATCCGCGACTACGCCATCGAGGCGTGGATGATTGGCCAGTACCTCATCAAGGTGCAACTGGGCGTGAGCCCGCGCCGCCGCCACAAGTACTACATCAGCAGCTGGGAGAAGGTCCCGGGCACCCCTGTCGGCAACGCGATCCCTGACCAGATCAGCGACCTGCAGGAAGTTTGCAACGCCGCCCTTCGCGGCTTGGTCAACAACCTCTCGATCTCGTCGGGGCCGCAGGTCGTCGTCAACGACGATCGGCTGGCCGGGCTTGAGACCGGCGAGGATTTGTACCCGTGGAAGCGCTGGCATGTGACCAATCCGCTGATGACGAACTCGACCGAGAAGCCGGTTGAGTTCTTCCAGCCCCAGAGCAACGCCAACGAACTGCTCACCGTGTTCAAGGCGATCTACGATTTGTCGGATGACGTGTCAGCGATCCCTCGCTACCTCTCCGGCAATTCCCCCGGAGGCGGTGCCGGTCGCACTGCCTCCGGGCTGGCCATGCTGATGGGCAACGCGTCGAAGATCATGCAGACGGTTTGCGCCAACCTCGATCGCGACATGCTGAGCCCGGCGCTCACTAACTTGGTGGACTTGGTGCTGCTCACTGACACGACCGGCATGCTGCAGGGCACCGAGAGCGTGACGCCAAAGGGTGTCGCCGTCGCCATGCAGCGTGAGACGATGCGGTCTCGCCAGCTGGAGTTCCTGCAGCTGACGGCCAACCCGATCGACATGTCGATCATGGGACCGAAGGGTCGTGCGGCGGTGCTGCGCAACGTGTCGAACACCATCGGCATGCCGGGCGAGGAGATCGTTCCGTCGGAGGACGAAATCCAGCAGCAACAGCAGCAGGCGCAGGCCAACGCTCAGGCCGCTGGAGCGGCTGGTCATTCGCAAGACCCGCCCGAGCCGCCCGAGCCGGGAGCCGGTCAGCGACCGCCGGGTGGACCGCCTAAACCGGGGCCACCACCGGGTGCTGGCGGCACCCCCCAGCAACAGAGTAAACCGGGACCTGAAGGCACGAAGGCTCAGGCACCGCGTACTGCGCTGTTTGTGCAGCGGCCGAGAGGTCAGTAACAGGAGGGTGAAATGGCAAAGAGCTTTGGCAAGTTCGGTGGCACGACGAGCATGCACGGTGCGAAGGGTGTCACCACGCAGAAGCCCGGTGTGAGTTCGCAGGAAGGCAGCACGTCGCTTAGCGGCGGCGCTGGTGATCCACAGGCCGGGCCGAGTGGTGCGGGCCGCTACAGCGCCAGCGGGACCAACAAGGACTATGCTGGAACGCAGACGCCCGGCACGTCGGGTCCGTCGAAGTCGGGTGGCAACGCCAAGTTCGCCGAAGGCGGCAAGGGCTCGATGTTCGGCAATCGGGGCTCGCTGGCGGCGCGTGGCGGCAGTTCGTCGGTGTAGCGATGCCCTACCAGAAGAAACTTCCGATGTCCTCAGCGCTGCGTCCCGGCGGTGAGGGTGTGGTGCCGCCCGCGAAGGGTGGTGACGCCTTCAACCTCGGCTCGATCAAGGGACCGAAGAACTTACCAAAGCCGTCCGGGCCGACCAAAATCGGCAAGGGCGTTCCGGCGATGGCCAGCGGTGGTGGCGTCAAGGCAGTGAAGGCCGTGTCGATGCCGAAGATGCCCCAGATGATCAAGTCGCCGGGCTTCCCCAAGTCACCCAAGTCGCCACGGTTCAAATGAACACCAAGTACGGCACCAAGCAGATCAATCCCGGGACCGGGCGGCTCGTCCAGAACCGGGGCAAGGGCGGCGGCCAGCACTTGCTGCCGCACCGCGATGCCGTGGCGCAGCTGACCAAGGGCGATCCGTGGCAGCGGTCTATGGGCAACTACGCGAAGTTGACACCGTCGGGTGCCAACGCGCCAATGAATTATCAGGACATAATCGACATGGGCACACTTGGCATGAAGGTGCGATGAGTTTTAAAACTCACCGATGGCCGCAAACCCACTGGTCGACATCGTCATGACGGCATCGTTGATCAAAGCGACGATGCCGCAGCAATTCCGAGAACTCTGCGATGCCGTCCGGGCGCTGGAGGTTCAGGCTGTCACAGAGATGGCTTTGGCCGAAGCAGCGCATGACATGGCACGTGCTCAAGGCAAGTGGAAATTTATCCAGCAACTGCGCAAGCACCTGACTGAGTGCAACGAGTTGCGGGAAACTTTTGTGAGGAGAGACCAGAATGCCCGATCCAGTACCGCCCAACCCTAACGGCCACGAGCAGGTCCCTGCCGACCGTATCGATCCCAATGTGAAGATGCCGCCTCACGTTGTTGCCGCCGCTGCACGGTCGGCCGAAGCCTTTACGTCGGTCTACCATCCGGAGGAAGGCACGCCACCGCCGGAAACGCCGCCCGCGCCTAACGGCAACGGCACGCCGCCCGCGCCGGAAGAACTGCCTGATACCAACGCCGACGGCACGCCGAACTGGGAGAACCGGTTCAAGTCGCTCAAGGGTCGCTACGACGCCAACGAGCGGCGCACGCGCGAGACGCTGGAAGCTTACGACCAGCGCATGCGCGACCTGAGCCAGCAAGCTCAGCCGCGCCAGCCGCTGCCCGGCGAGAACTTGGAGCAGATGCCGTCGTTCGTGACCCAGAAGGAGATCGACGACTACGGCGCAGACCTGATCGACGTGATCAAGCGAGCAGCCGCCGAGGCGGTGATGCCGATGCTGAAGCCGATCGCCACCGAGGTTGGTTCGATGCGAGCGCGCGTCGAGACGACCGAAAACGAAACCGGCAAGCAGTTCCTCAGTCGCATGCATTCGACGATGAACGAGCGCGTGCCCGGTTGGGACGATCTCAACCGTGATCCGAATTTCATTGCGTGGACGAAACGGGCGGATGTATATTCCGGCCTCAACCGGCAAGAGTTACTTCAGAAGGCGTGGTACGCAGGCGATAGCAACCGTGTCGCAGCTTTCTTTGAAGGCTATCTTGCAGAGGAGGCTGCCGTGGACCCGGCAGCGGCTCAGGCCCGCCACACGGCGCGGGTTGGGCAAGCGGGACACGCCTCCGGGCCTGCTTCCGCTCCCCAGCCTTCAGCGCCAACGAGGGTGACCCTAGAGTCGCTTGCCGCACCCGGTAGAGCCCGTGCAGGCGCAGGTGCCCCTGCTGGCAAGCCCGTTTGGACTGCTGAGGGCATTTCTCAGTTCTACATGGATTGTGCCTCCGGCAAGTTCCGAGGACGGGATAACGAGCGTATCGCGACGGAGGCCGATCTCATGGCCGCCCAGCGCGAAGGTCGCATCATCGTTAACCCTCGCACGGCGACGACGATCTCGGGTCATTGATAAAAATCAATGCTCCTGCGTCGGTAGCCGCAGGAGCACCCCATGGCCGTTTATCCTCTTGCTGGATCAGGCACCACGCCTGCCATCTATCCGACCGGCTCACTCACGCCGTCTCCGGCCTATTCGCACACCGTCATTCCGGAGATTTGGTCGGGCAAGCTGATCGAGAAGTTCTATGCCAGCACCGTGCTGGCGGCGATCAGCAACACCGCCTACGAAGGCGAAATCAAGAACCAAGGCGATACGGTGCACATCCGCACCAAGCCGACGATCACCATCAACGACTATCTCGCCGATGGCGGTATCGTCGTGGAGCGCCCGAGCTCCAACATCGTCGACCTGCTGATCAACAAGGGCAAGTACTTCGCCACGATCCTCGACGACGTGATGGAAGTGCAGGCCGACATCAACTTGATGGGCATGTGGTCGGACGACGCCGCCCAGCAGATGAAGATCAAGATCGACGCCGACGTCCTGCTCGGCATCCTCGGTCAGGCCGATGCTGCCAACCGGGGGGCGACGGCGGGTAAGATCAGCGCTTCGCTGAACCTCGGTATCACCGGCACCCCCGTTGCGGTGTCGGCGATCACCGGTACGCCCGCTTCCTCGGTGTCGGTCCTCGACCTGCTGCTGCGCATGGGACAGGCGCTCGACGAGCAGAACGTCCCCGAGGAAGGACGCTGGGCCGTCATCCCGACGTGGGCGGCGACCAAGATCAAGCAGTCGGAACTCCGTCAGGCGTACCTGTCGGGCGACCAGACTTCGATGCTGCGCAATGGGCGGCTGGGACAAGTGGATCGCTTCACGATCTACGTATCCAACCTCCTGCCCAAGGGTCCGATCACCGGTCCGCCAGTGCTGGCGGCGGGCGAGTGGGTGTTCTACGCCGGGCACAGCCACGGCCTCACCTTCGCGTCTCAAGTCAGCAAGGTTGAGACACTTCGCTCCGAGCACACCTTCGGCCAGATCATGCGCGGTCTGCAGGTCTTCGGTTACAAGGTGCTTGATGGCATCGCGCTGACACAGGCTGTCGTCACGCCTGCGGCTTAACCCCCTCCGGGCCGGAAGCAGCTGGGTGAGTTTTAAAACTCATCCGGCTGCTTCCCAATGTCTAGTGGAGAGTTAGCGCATGGCACGGATCGTCAGTCCCACAATGCCGCCGGGGGCACATGCCCTCGGCGACGTTTGGTATCACACGCTGTCGGGGCTGACCTTCGAGTGGCAGCTTACGACGGGGGGATTTGGCGTCTGGGTCCAGACGATCATCGCTGGACCGCCCGTGATAACAGCCCATGCGCCGGTCACGTCGGGCACGCCGCTCTGCACCTCGTCGCCGCTCGCGCCGGACAATCCCGATCCGTGCGATCTCTGGTACCACACTGAGAGCGGCATCTTTTTCATCTACTACGACGACGGTGATACTCGGCAGTGGGTGACGACGCAGCCGACCAAGGTTGGCGACATCATCGTGGTGACAGGCCCGGCCGGTGGTGATCTCGCGGGCAGCTACCCCAACCCGACGATCCGGGCCGACGTCGAGCTTATCCGACCGACGATCGAGACACTGCCTGCGCTCGCGATCGACACGCTCGAACTGGTGCCTGCGCAATGGGTCAACGCGCAGGGGTTCGCTTACACTGGCGATCTTATGACGGGTCTCGCGGCCAAGGCTGATATCGCCTCGCCGACCTTCACGGGTGATCCGAAGGCACCGACCCCGGGCACCGCCGACAACGACACGTCGATCGCCACCACAGCGTTCGTGCGAGCGGCTATTACTTCCTTTTCGCCGCCACCGGACTTGTCGCCTTACGCGCTGGTCAACAGTCAGGCGTTCACCGGCACGCCGACGGTACCGACACCACCGGGTGGCGATGCCAGCCAGCGCATCGCCAACACCAGTTGGACAATGGGTCAGATCGGCTTCGCACTGTCTGACTATCTGTTGTCCTCGGTTGCGGGGCTGACGTACGCGCCGCTCGCCAGCCCGACGTTCACGGGCGATCCTAAGGCACCGACGCCGCTGACTGCCGACAATGATACGTCGATCGCGACGACGGCGTTCACCAAAGCGGCCATCGCGGCAGCGGCCCCGGCTGCACTGCCGCCCAACGGTCCGGCTGGTGGTGTGCTCACTGGGACCTATCCCAATCCGACCTTGGCAGTTGACCGTTTGCCGCTGGCAGGTGGCACGCTGACGGGTCCGCTGATCGGCACGACCGGCACTTGGACTGGCCGACAGACAATCACGGTGGTTGACGGGGCCATCGCTGTTCATGTCAAAGGAGCCACCAAGGCGCTCCGTGTCGTGCCGAACGCCACTAACCTGTCGCTTGAGGCGGTCGACACTGTGGGTGGTGGTTCCAGCTATCAGCCGTTGCGCCTGTTTGGGTCGCGTGTCGATACGATCACCGAAGCACCCGGCACCAATGATGATCGCATCGCGACCACGGCATTCGTCGCCGCTGCACTCGCGGGAGGTGGCGCGTCGATCTCGGTGGGCACGACGCCGCCGGGTTCACCGGGTGCCAATGCGCTGTGGTGGAACAGCGAGTTGGGTGCGCTGTTCATCTACTACAACGACGGCAACACGACGCAGTGGGTGCCAGCTGCCCCGGTAGCGAGCGCAAACACGGGGTTCCGGCGGCTCAACACGCAGACACTGGTCGCGGCGCAGGCAGCCGTTTCGTATCAGAACATTCCGTCTGATATCAATGACCTGCAAATTAATTTTAATCTGACGCCATCTACTAACGCGATGGACCTCGTCATCCAGTTGTACGACAGCACGGGCGCGCTGGTGGTGACGAATTACATCTCGACGGTGACCGCCGCCACGCATGCGCAGGCGATTGGCTCGGCTCCCGGTGTGACAGCCAGTTCGGTGGTGGTCGGCGGCCCGGTCGTGAACTCCGGTTTGTTGAACTATTCGACCACGTCGCGGCGGGTCAGCAACAGTTCGTGCATCACAGGGACCGTCGAAATTCCCTCGATCCGCAGTGCCACGCAGAAGTATTGGAATTTCCAATGCTCCTATCTGAGTGACGATGGATCGGTGCTGTTGTCTTGCACAGGCGGCGGCCGTCTCGCTAACACGTCAATCATCACAGGTCTCCAGCTTCTGTTCGGTGGCGGCACCTGTGCCATTGGCAGTCGCATGAGCGTGTGGGGGTCTCCCTAATGGCCGCTCTCGACTTTCCCGCCAGCCCGACCGACGGGCAGGTCTTCAACGCGCCGAACGGCGTGACCTACATCTGGTCGTTGGCCTACACCGCGTGGCTGGCGCAGCCGCTGTCGGCCGGGTTCGTCGGCGACGTCAGCGCGTGGGCCACCAATGCTGGATCATCAACGTCGCTTGTCACGATCCTTTTCAATACGATCCTGAGTGGCAATGCGGGCGGCTGGTATAACCCCGCCAACGGGCGCTACACGCCGCCTAAAGGTCGCTACCGGTTGCAGGCTACGCTCTGGGCCTACTCGTCGGCTGGTTTGTCTCAATTCAACGTCGGTATTCGTAAGAATGGCGTGTACGTCACGGCCAGCATCCCGTTGCAAACCGCACCAGCCGCTAATCAGTACGGGTCCGTGACCTACCACTGCATCGTCGACGCCAACGGCACCGATTGGTTCGACGTGCAGCAATCGGGCACTGCTGCGGCAAGCGGGTCGCAGGCTCTGTTTGATGCCTTCCCGATCTCGTTCAACGCCGCGGTTGGACAGGCTGGTACCAATGCGTGGAACGTGCGGGCTACAGCAGGCGACACGATCAACGGTCCTGCCGCCGTTAACGTCTTTCGTTCTCTCGCCGCGCCGGTCGAGGACTACGATCCTGATGGTGTGTGGGACCTCGCCAACGGTCGCTTCACCGCGCCGAATGCCGGGCGCTACACCTTCACGTGCTTCGGCTATGCCATCCAAAACCCGTTCGCCCAGATGGGCTTGTGCATCCAGCACCAGAACGCAGCAGGTGCGCAGATCAGGGCCTATAGCTCGATAGCCGGTACTGACCCAAACACCTATGGGGCGAACCGCGAAGTGAGCGCCGACATCCAGATGGCTGCTGGTGAACGAGTTGTCTTCTTGTGGGTTGTCGCATCGGGCGCGCTCTCGACCAGCCCCAGCGGCACGATTGGCGGCGTCACGGCGCAACTGGTCTACGCCTACGGCCACCGGATCAATTAGGAGCGACCATGGCACTTTCCGTTAAACATGCGTTCCAGACCGGGAAGGGCGATGGTCCCGACACCACGCGCGTCAAGCCGACAAACTGGAACGCCGAGCATGTGCTCATCACTGACCTCGATGGCATCATACTGGGTCGTCCAGTAGGTGCTGGGCCGGGTCCAATCGGTGAGTTGCCGCTCAGCAGCTTGTTCTATCCCGGTGTCATCCTGCCCTATGGCGGCTCGACACCACCCGACGCTGGTTGGCTCATGTGCTACGGCCAGCTGCTCAGTCGTACGGTTGAGGCGGCGTTGTTTGCCGCGATCGGTACGAACTTCGGTGCGGGCGATGGAGCTACGACCTTCGCTGCCCCGGATGGCCGAGGCGTGGCGATGGTCGGTAAGACCACCATGGGTGGCGGCGACAGAGGCAATCTTGTCGGTGGCAGCGTGTTGGGTGCGCAGTTGGGTGGGCAGCAAAACAACACAGGTATCATCAATTCGGCGGGTACGAATTTCCTGAGCTTCGGCAACGTTCCGTTCGTCCAGACTTTTGGGGGCATCATTGATACGGGCAACACCATTGGGAACGGCACGGGCGCTACCGTTCCGATCGCGGTGCCTAACGGTCCGGTCCAAGTTCAGGGCTACACGCCGGTTAGCGGCAACGTGGGCATCAATGTTGCCGGTGCATCCGGCAACTTTAGCATCGTGCAGCCGTCGATGGTCGTGAATTTCATCATTAAGCGGTAGGGTCATGGCAGAGCTCAACTTCCCCGCCGATCCAACAGTCGGCCAGAAATACACCAGCCCGGTCGGTGCGGTTTACGAGTGGACAGGCTACGGCTGGGTGATCGGTTTCTACTCCAGCGCCACTGAGCAGCTGGGCACGCTGGGCGGCATTCTCGATCAGTGCCGTACGCTGCTGCAGGACACCGACACGCTGGGCGGCGAGTACCGCTACTCCAACGACAGCCTCGTCACTAACCTCAACATGGGCCTCTGGGAGATGTACCGGGTCAGGCCCGACATTTTTCTCGAACTCAACTTTCAGGTCCCGCAGTACGACAGCGCGTTGCCTGACACGCCGATCGCGATCGAACCGCAGTTTGCTCCA